TTACTTCAAATGAATCCAATGAATCTAATATATTTTTTTTATAATATTTAAAATCCTTATTTAAATTATTTATATTGGTAAATTCTTTATTAGTTATATTATTAATATTACTATTTTTTGTTTTTAACGGTAATATTCTAATTTCAGTTCTTGATGGTGATATTTCGTGTACCCACACTTTTGTTAATTCATTATCACTACCTACTTTATTTCTAACAAAGTTAACGTTAACTTTTAGAATTCCATTTGTAAACCCTAAATCATTTAGTAACTTTTCAATATCAATTGCCAATTCTTTTTGTCCACCTTTATTTGTAAGGCTATACATATAGTTTTTAATATCACCAGTTTTAATATAAGCAACATTATTTCCATTTTTTTGTGGTAATAAGTTATTGTTTATATCATAGACAGAAACTTCCATTACATCATACTTACAATCACCAAAATCGGTATCTTCTATTTGATTTTGACTTACAATAAATAAATCTTCAGTTTGCAAAAATTGTCCAGCATTTTCTGAATTATTATTTATATTATCTATATTTGTATATTTTTTAATACTCATAATATGTTAGTATGAATCTGGGTGATATTTACCAAAGCCGGCGGTGTATTCTTTTGATTTAGCAGTTCCATCAGAACGTGTTATTGTTACTTTTAATGAACCATCTTTATATTCCGCAGAATGTGATTTACCATTAAACAATCCTCCTTTTTTACGAGAATCTAAATCATTAACTGCTCCTATATTTAGTGTAAATTCTATATCTTTTTGCCCACCAGCTTCTATATTAAAACTTTTTGTAGGTATTTTATAAAATTCTCTATCTTTTGGATTTTTATTTGTAATTGATACAGATATCGGTTGTTTATCGTTATTAGTTATTGATAATGTACTTCCATTTTTCCATTGCTGTGCACCTGTTGCACTGAATCTAGCAAATAAATCCAATGCATTTGAATCTTCTTTTGGTCCTAACTTAACAATGGCTACTTCATTAACAACATCTGCTCCAGCTGCCATAGCTTGTGCTTGTGTTCCTTGTACAATTGCTTGTTGATTTTGTACTGCTCCTAATTGGGATTGTAATCCTTCTATAATTGAATTCAATGAATCAATTTGCTTAATCAATGCCTGTATTTGTGCTTTAAAACCGGTATTTTGGGATTGTAATGATGCTCTAAGAATACTTTCTTCTACTGATTTTTGTAATGAGTTTTGTATTTGTAAAGCAAAATCATCAATGGTTTGTACTAATGTATTTAGTTGATTAACTAATGCATCGTTTGTTTGTTCAATTGCCAATCTATTATTTATTTCAGATTGTACTTGTGATTCTAAATCTGATATAGTTGAGTTTAAATTAGATACTTCTACATTTAAATCAGCCACTTGTTTTCTTAAATCTTCATTTTGAAGTACTTCTTCATCATATAATGGTTTAGGAACTAAATTTAAATTTTTAGTAGGAATATCTGGTCTAAGTTCTCTAACATTTACATCAATAGCTTTTAATAATTCAATTTCATCATATTTTGGCTTAACTAATTCTTTAAATACTAAAGATGATGCAATATTATTTTCATTAACTACCGTAACACCATATTGATTTTTGGCAATAGCTTGAGAGCCAGAGATAGATAATATTGATTCTAAATCTGATTTTCTTTTTTCTTCTAATTTTTGTGCAATTGCCTCTAATGCTGTCATTTTATTCTATTTCAAAAATTAATTTATCATCTATAATAGTAGATATACCACTTTCGATAATTTTAATTTTTAATTCATAAGTTCTATTAATCGGTAATGAGTTTAAACTCATATTAAAATAATTTGATGTAGAATCACAACTTATTTGTGTATATTGACCAAATGGATATATTACCTCTCCTGTTTTATAATCTTCTAATTGATAATATGATGAACCGGATGGTAAATATTTATTTTGGTCATATGCAAATGAACCTGTTCCAAATGTTTTCAATGGATACATATCTCTACCCTTAACTCTTACCTTAATGGTTTCGTTTGCCGGATATGTTGATTTCAAATTAGTTAAAACTACTTTATATCCTTCTTGTGCTGAACCCGTTACTGATGTTAAACTTCCTGTTACGAATAAACTATCATTCGAAACTACTTCTAATTTAGGCTCATATATTGTATTTGTTTCTTTAGAAAAGAATTTTAATACACCATAATCCAATTCGTTATTTTCTGCAGTTAAACTATGATGCAATATAAATCCATTATTTGATATAGAACCACTTAACCATAAATTAACTATACCCGTCACATTCATTCTAATATCAGCATCTTCATAACTATAAGATTGAGATGCCATAGATGCAGTGTACCAAGTACCACCACCACCATTTGAAATTGAACCGGTATCAGAACCACTTGCATATGAATTTGGTGTTACAACATAATCCATCCATTTATCAATTCCATTTTTATAGTACCAACTAACTCCATTTGATGTTATATTATCAAATTTAGTGCCAGTTCCCATATTCCAACTTTGAGAAACTGCATTAGCATGAATTGTGTATTCTAATGGAATTTCTTCCGCTTGGGATGATTTTAAGTTTAAATAAATAATAGAACCACTTGGGATTCCCATATTAGCTACATCGAATTTAATTAAAGTTCTTGCTATATCTTTCGAAGAACCATAATAAAGTTTACCTACTTCTAATATCTCATCTCTACCTGCGTTTTGTTCAGGTTGTTGAAGATATATACTTGCGTCAAATGACGATGTGAATAATTTATGCATATTATAGAGCTCTTCCTTTTATGTCTTTATTAGGATATTTTACTTCGAAGATACAAGGGTCTAAAGAAGGGTAGACAATCTTTCCTTTAGTTGCTTCATCTATATTGTATCTATTTGGTGAATAATTACCATCACCACCACATAGGTTTGAAATCTTTACAGATGGTACACTCATTACTCCATCTACATTTGCTAATATTAATTCTATTTCTGAAATGTTAATTGGTTTATTGAATGTCCAATTATCTATATTGAAATAATCTTGTATTTGTGATAAACAATTGGTAACTACTTCTCTTTTATTGTAATTGGAATAACATATAACTTCAAAATCTAATCCTATATTTACAATAAATCCATCTATAAGATTAACTGCATCAGTCATCATTCGGTATTCTCCTAAATAGGTTTTAAGATTTTGCTTAATAGCCTGATTTAATTGTGTTAATTTCTTATTAACATCATACCCTAATACATACATATTAATTGCAAATGGATTATTAACTTCAGCTATTGCTGTTTTCTTTTGTGTTAGGTATTTTACTAATTCGGTTTGTATTTCTAACTTAGTTTTACCCTGTAATTCTTCTACTATACCCACAAATTCTGCAATATTATTTGGAGATGCTAAAATAGATGCAGGAGAATTATTATCAATTTCACCATCTGCACTAACATATACTTTTGCAACACTACCATATCTTTCAGACATTGATAATGCTCTTACCATATAATCTTGTTTAGTTACTGCTCTATTTTGAGAACCAAACATTGCTAATGCGTTTTGTCTAATTTCTTCTATTGATTCTGCGCCCCTTCCTCCAACTGCTGCTTCTAAATTTTCAACTGCAATTGTTCCCTTTATTGTGTTATAAAGATTACGTGCTTCATCGGTACTAAATGATAACAAATCTTCTTCAAATTCAATTTTACGAATTGAAACTAAATCACCTTGATTTATATTGGATGCGACTCCGCCACCAACTAAATATTTTACAGTTAAACTGGTATTAGTTGGAACTATACCAAATGTGTTTGTTTTTAAAAAATTAGATGGGTCAATTCCTTGATTTAATCTGTTTATAGAGTTTGCTAACCCCAATCCTACATTTTTAGGATTTGGTAATATTTGCTCATCCGGCATTGAAACATCGCCACTACCAAATTGTAATGAAATAGTATTATCTGAATTAACTTTTGTAGAAAATCTATATGGTACTTTTTGTACTTCTAAAATATATGGAACTGAAACTGAATTATTTAAATCTCCACCATTTACTTCAGTATTGGGTTGTTCTACAAATACACTTTCTTGTCCTAAATATGGAACTTCATACCACTTTGTACCATTAATAGATGTTACATTTGTTATTTGTATAATATTTGTATCATCTAAATTTGTAACAGGATATTCCTCATATGCACCAAATGAAATAGTAGTTTCCACTTCTCTTCCAGAAATTGCTTTTGCTTTTTTACTAATTAAATATTGTAATGGTACACCATTCGCATCCCTCTCATATACATCAATTTCTCTATCCGTTTCATTTGCAAAATCAACTCCGTCTGTTGTTATAAATGTTATAGAACTATTCGTTGATGATTCTATTTCCATACCATCTTTTATTTTAAGATAATATGTTGAATCTGGCTCATAGTTGGGTGCTCCTTTTGCGGGAACTAATTGATATAATGTTACAGTTGTAATAGCAGGAGATGTAACTTTTGGTTTATATCCCATAGATTGTGCCAATGCTAAAACGTTCTTACGTTCGGTAGCATGTGCTAACATTGATTCTTTTAATTGAGTATCTTGATAGAACGCAAGTACATCTCCCAAAGCTGCGGCCTGTTCAATAAATACCATACCAGGAGATGCTTCATTAAAATCCGAATATACATTTGGAAAATACGTTTTGGTATAGTCAATAAGATTTTTTTTGAAAGAATCGAAATCCTTCCCTAAATAATTTAAAGTTCTTTTATTTCCAAAAGTTTTTTTAATAGGATTTATTGCCATTATTAATTATTTACAGTTATTTGTACTGATTCTGAAAGATTTGGATTTGAAACTAATGAAAATTTAATATCCAAAGCTATTCTATTATTATCTATATCATTTTCATCGTAATCAAATACGATAGTATCTATATTTAAATATGATAACCAAATAGATACTGCTTCAATGATTGAATTTTCTATATATGTTTCTATTACATTCCCATCTAATGGTTCAAATAATGCTTTCCATACATCACATCCATAATTGGGTTGCATTAATCTTTCTCCCTTTTTAGTTAGTATTAAATTGATTAAATTATCTTTAGCTTGAGATAAAGTAGTATAATTTACCGCAAAGACACCATTTGAATCGGAACTTCTATTTATTCCAATTCCTAATACCTTATAATTATTATCAACTAAATCGGTTACATTTACTTTACCAAGCTCTATTGCCATTATTTAAATCTCTTTACTAATTCTGAATAATCTCTTGTTAATGCCTTTATGGTAGCATCTTGTAGTCCATCGCCCGTTGATTCGAAGTTTGGAGTATTAGATGGTATATCCATATCTCTATAATCCAACGTTTCCCACTCACTCTCATCAACCCTTAATTCGGGCTTAATCATATCTAATACACTTCCAACCGATTGAGCGCCTTCTTTACGTTGCTCTGATGTAAATGGTTGTGTCATATTAAGAATCTCATTAATCATTGGGTCTTTTGTAAATTCCTTTTTGATTTGAGGTCTTTGTTGTTGTAGAATTGGTTGTTGTTTTTTAACATTCGGAGTTGTACTTTCCGAAACCTCTCTTAATGTAGGAGATGTAGTTTTTCTTTGGGAGTTTAATGTAACCGCACCAGATTTAATTAACTTAGCTAATTCTTCTTTAACTTGTTGTTTTACTTCGTTTTTAACAACCTCCTTAATTAAACCTACTAATAATTTTGAATCCATAGTAATTTGTGTATGTTTATAATAAATATTGAAAGAATAAATTTAATACAATTGTATTATCCAATGATTTTATACCCAGTCCAATTTAGTATAGCCGGAGCGGGTGGAGCGGGTGGTGGATATTGTGCCATAACCGACATTATACCACTAACACCCATTAAATGCGTTTTAGCCACATTAATAAATGGATTAATCATTATATTAGTCTGAAATGAAAACTTTATAGTTGGTGGTATAAAAAATATATTTGGAATATTGGGTATTTTATCTTTAATCAAATCATAAGCCATTGCCAGTAATTCTTCTTTGGTTGGGATAGCATCTTCTATCATTTTCTTCAATTCTTCCTTTGTTGGTATTTTTGGAATACTAATACCAGGTAGTGATATATCTGGCACCAAGCCATTAATAGTATCCTTTATATATTTTTTAATTTGAGCAGGAGTTGGTTTTGGTGATGGAATACTATTTGATAATGCTACCGCCGTTTGTATAGCTGATTGAATTGGTGCAAGTATTGCTTCTTCAATGGCAGCCATTAATTGTTTTTTTATTTCTTCAACGGCTACATCTAATAATTTATTTTTAGCTTTTTCTATAATTTCTTTTTTCTTTGGAAATTCTGGAAATGGGAATTTAATTGCTTTCTTTAATTGAGAACCAATAGATGGCTTTTTCTTCTTAGCTGTTTTTAATTTTTGAAATATATCTTTAGCTGCTTTTACGATGGGATGGTTTGATATTTTAATATCCAATGGTTCGTTTTTTAATATCTTTTGAAGTGTTTCGTAAACATTTAATTCACCAAATGGTGGTATATTAATTGTTGCCGATTTCAATGCATCCTCTAATGCTTTAAGAGCTTCTACTTCAGCTTTATTTTTAGCAGCAGATGCGATTAACATTATTGGATTAGGTCCAATATTCATAATTGCGCCGGGTGCAGGTGGCGTTGAAGGCCACCCTCCTGGTTTTAATAGTGGATTTGGAATTGGAGCCATTTCTGCTCCCATCCAATATGCATCAAATGCAGATGGATATATTTCTTGTAATATGTTAAAATTTTCACCATCCGAATCTTGTCCTTTTTTAAGTGCCCGTTTAATAACATCAGCCATTCCACTAACGTTACCATTCATAACAGGAACTCCATATATCATATCACCACCTCGTTTTATACATCTATCATATTCAGTTGCGTAGAAATCGGCAAATGAATCCATATCCTTTGAAAATTGGAAGGATACCATAGATTTTAAAACGTTTATTCTGAATAGTGTCCAAGACATTATGATTTACTTAAATAGTTTTTAGCGGATAACATTGT